CGAATATGTTGGTGATGTCAGCCATGATTGGCCCTCATGTTGAATAGGCGGCGCACAGCATAGCCTCTCACGATGGATATGATGGTGTAAATGGCGGTCACGCCGATGTTTTCGCCGAGGGTCAGGTTCCAACCGAAGGCGGGGAACACAACCGCCCCGGCGGCGAGCGATACGCCAAAGCCGATTGCGGTGCTGGTAATGGCCTCAATGGCTGACATTTTTCGAGATTGCATTTTTCCTCTCCCTAAAGGCCGATAGCGTGGAGGGTCGTAAAATTTTTTGCAATGCGTTTTATCCATTGCGGATTATTTTTTCCGCAATTATGGTTGCTCCATAGCCCGACCGGAATTGGCCGACAGGGTGAAATGGAGCCATCATGGCAATCAATCTCAAGCGAACGGGTGGCGCGTCCACCTTCCTCAACATTTTGGTCTACGGCCAAGCCGGTGCTGGAAAAACTTCACTTATTAAGACGCTACCGAACCCGGTGGTTCTGTCCGCCGAAAGCGGTCTGCTGTCCATCGCAGACGCGGAAATCCCTTTCATCGAAATCGACAGCATCGACACCCTGCGCGAAGCCTATCTCTGGTTGACCCAGTCGGACGAGGCCAAGGGATTTGAAAGCGTGGCCTTGGACAGCATCAGCGAGATCGGCGAGGTCTGCCTCGCTGGGGAGAAAAGCAAGACCGTCAACGGTAAGCTTGTTGACCCCCGCCAAGCCTACGGTGCGTTGGCCGAGACGATGGGCGAAATCATCCGCGCTTTTCGTGACCTTCCCAACCGGCACGTCTATTTCTCCGCCAAGGTGGAGAAGACCCAGGACGATATGGGCCGGGTGCTTTATGCGCCGTCAATGCCCGGCTCCAAGGTCGGTCAGAGCCTGCCTTACTTTTTCGACGAGGTGATGGCGCTCCGCATCGAGCGCGATGCCGAGGGCGTCATTCAGCGCGGCTTGATGACGGAAAGTGACGGGCTTTGGCAGGCAAAGGACCGCTCTGGCAAGCTCGATCCTTGGGAGGCTGCCGACCTCGGCGCGATCATTTCCAAGATTCGGGGGGCGTGATGATTACAAATCATTGTGTCGCATGCGGAAATGAAAATAAAGAAATACTCGAAAATCACCATCTGCTTCCAAAATCACAAGGTGGGACGAATGAACCGTCTAACCTAATAACATTATGTTCCCCATGTCACGGGAAGATACACGGTCATCTAAGGAGAACATCAAGCACATTAACAAAAGCCGCCCTGGCCGCCGCAAAAGCCCGCGGGGTGAAGTTGGGCAATCCCCAAAACATGAGCCTAGAAGCGGCTGAAAAGGGCCGTGCGATGGGGCGCGACGCTAAGGACAAAAAGATGGCCGAGGCTAAGGCCAGGGTTTTGCCGATCGTTGAGCGGCTGCGCCTCAACGGTTTTGAAACCGCTTATTCGATTGCCAAGGAACTAAACCGCCTTGGCGTGCCGACCCCTACCGGCAATGGGCGGCTTTGGTATCCCAACACTGTGCCGATGGAAAGGGTATGAAATACCATGACAGTCAACCTCTACCAAGACTGGATCAACGCCAAGGAGGCCGAACGCGCCGCCGTTGAGGCTCGCCGGGCCATCGAGGATCAGATTGCGGCCAAGATCGGCACCGCCGAAGAGGGCACGGTCACGTTCAAGGATGCCGGGTACGCCATCAAATACACAGTGAAGATGAACCGCACGGTGGATGGAGACAAGCTCCAAGAGATCGCCGCCGCGAACGGTTTGGAGGCGTACCTTTCGGCCCTCTTCCGGTGGAAGCCGGAACTCCGCCTTTCCGCCTGGAAGGGCACCACAGAGAACATCACCAAGGCGCTGGCCGAGGCGATCACCACCAAGCCGGGGCGGCCCGGTTTTGATATCAGCAAGGAGAATTGAGATGGCTTTTCTTGGACAAGAGTTTTCCCGCGAAGAACTTCCGTCTGGTGGCGCTTTCGAGGCCCTGCCGGAAGGCTGGTATAACGTGACCATCGTCAATGCCGCGGTGAAGACCACCAAGGCCGGGACCGGGCAGTTCATCGCGCTTCGCCTGGACGTCACCGGGCCGACGCATCAGGGCCGGGTGATCTTCACCAATCTGAACATCAACAACCCGAACCCGAAGGCCGAGGAGATCGGACGCCAGCAGTTGAATCAGATCATGGGCGCTCTCGGCCTGCCGACCGTCCGTGACAGCGATCAGCTTCTCGGAGGGAACCTTGCCGTCAAGCTGGCGATCAAGGTCGAAGGTGACGACAAGAAGAACGAGGTCAAGGGCTTTAAGGCGATCAGCGGCAGCGCCCCGCCCGCTCCGTCTGCCTCGGCATCGGCTCCCGCCAAATCCGCCGCCCCGCCGTGGGCGAAGAAGTAACACGTTACCAAGGACGGCGTGGCGAAAGTCACGCCGTTACCGGAGGGAAAAATGAACATTGATGACATTATCGAAAACCTGTCAAAACTCGATCTTGACGACAAGGTTGACGCGATTAATGAGATCAGGCGCAAGCTTCACGAAATCAGCCCGTTTCGTAATGAGCCTGTCGATTTCGTCATGTGGGTAAAGAACAACAGCGTTCACCAGAACGACTACAACCCCAACAGCGTTGCACCCCCTGAGATGGAACTTCTGCGGCTGTCCATCGACGCCGATGGATACACTCAACCGATTGTCTCAATGCTTGACGGTGATGGGTCGTTTGAGGTGGTTGATGGGTTCCACCGTCATCGCGTCGGCAAGGAATGCCCCGATATCACAAGGCGCGTGAGCGGGTATCTTCCGCTTGTTCAGATCAGAGCCACGCAGTCGGACAAGACCGACCGCATGGCGTCAACGATCAGGCACAATCGCGCGAGAGGGAAGCACAACGTCAACGCCATGTCTGACATTGTGATTGAATTGAAAAAACGCAATTGGTCTGACGAGAAGATCGCAAAGAACCTCGGCATGGAGGCCGACGAGGTTCTGCGCCTTTGCCAGTTGTCTGGATTGACCGAACTTTTCAGCGATCAAGAGTTCTCCATGTCGTGGGACGTTGAGAACTTTGAAGATGACTTTGACGGCATTGACGAAGAGGCGTAGCCATGAAACGCATATACCATACATGGGAAAAGTGGGAATGCTATCCTGCTGGTTTCTATGATAACAGGCCATCTGACAAAACAAAGACGCCTGACGAATGCCAGGAGATTTATAGAAGCCTCTTGTCTGATCTTGATAGGTTTGAGGAGGCGCTTAAGCGCGTTCTCAGTGAGTGGCCGAACTCATGTGAACATTATCTCAGCAATGAGAACATGAACCGCATCGCGTGGCTCGGCCAGTCGTCTCTCTGCATTTCAGAAGGCATCCCTGCAATTTATCGTGGTGGGTTCAACATGCTGACAGAAGATCAGCAGTTGGCGGCAAATCTCATGGCGCTGAAATATCTGAATGTGTGGCTTTCGTCCCGTGGGGAGGAAACTCTTACATTGGAACAAGCAGCGTCTAAAACTCAGGCGGAGTTGTACTGAAATGTCCAAGATGAAAAAATACACCGATGTATCTGTGTATGACGCTTCCGTCGAACGTATCTCATATGCTTTTGACTCGTTCGAAAAGGTGTATGTCTCTTTCTCTGGCGGCAAAGATAGCAGCGTCATGCTGCACCTTGTCATGTCTGAGGCTATCAAGCGCAACCGAAAGGTCGGCGTTCTGATTATTGACCTTGAGGCTCAATATGCTTTCACGATTGAGCACATCAATGAGATGGTCGAGATGTACAAAGACCATATTGATTTGCATTGGGTTTGCCTTCCTATGGTGCTCCGCAATGCCGTGACCAATTACGAGCCTCGCTGGATGTGCTGGGAACCTGAGAAGAAAGATATCTGGGTTCGTGACATGCCCAAGGCCGCAGTGAAAAACCTTGATGAATACCCGTTTTTTCAACGCGGGCTTGAGTTCGAGGAATTCATTGTTTTGTGGGGTCTTTGGTATGCTGACGGGAAAAGCTGCGGAGGGTTCATTGGCATTCGCGCCGATGAAAGTCTGAACCGTTTCCGCACCATCGCCGTATTCGACAAGGGAATGCATGGCGGAAAGCGCTACACCACTCACATCGGAGATAACCTATACAACGTCTATCCTATCTATGATTGGAGAACTGAGGATATCTGGAGGTTCCACGCCAAGTTCCCCAACATGCCTCACAACAAAATCTATGACCTCATGCACAAGGCTGGCGTGCCTCTCAGCCAGCAAAGGCTTTGCCAGCCATATGGTGACGATCAGAGGCGCGGATTGTGGCTGTATCATATCCTTGAACCTGATACGTGGTTCAAGCTCATCGCCCGCGTCAATGGCGCCAATTCAGGTGCCCTGTATATCGGGGAAAGCGGAAACGTCATGGGATATGGCAAGATCACCAAGCCAGAAGGGCATACGTGGAAAAGCTTTGCCAATCTCCTTCTTGGCTCAATGCCGAAGAAGACAAGGGAACATTACATAAAGCGGTTCCGCTCATTTCTTAAAGGATGGCGCAGCCGTGGCTATATCTACGGTATCCCGGACGAAGCGCCAAAGGTTCTTGAGGACAAGCAATGGGCGCCGTCATGGCGTAGGTTGTGCAAGGTTCTTCTGCGTAATGACTGGTGGTGCAAGGGCCTTGGGTTGACGCAGCCCAAGAGCGAAGCATACGCGAAATATCTCAGCATGAAGAAAATCCGCAGTGAAGGCATCGCACTATGACCACCATCCCCGAGCCTCAACACTACATCCCCGCCCTGATCGACGCCGCCCACGCGGCGGTATCTGACAAGCCGCGCCTGCACCTGGGTGCCAGCATCCTCGGCCACCATTGCGACCGCTGGCTTTGGTTGTCGTTTCGCTGGGCGGTGATCGAGCAATTCCCAGGCCGCATCCGGCGGGTGTTCCGGCGCGGCCACCACGAAGAAAGCTGGATCGTCGCCGACCTCAAGATGATCGGAATTGAGATTGGTTCCACCGAGGGCGAGCAGACCTACCTTAAGTTGGGCGGTCACATCGGCGGATCGACGGACGGCATCATTGAACGCGGCGTTCCCGAGGCCCCGAACAAGCGCCACGTTGCCGAGTTCAAGACGCACAGCAAGAAGTCATGGGATGAAGTGGCTGCCAAGGGCGTGCAGTTGAGCAAGCCCATGCACTACACACAAATGCAAATCTACATGCACGGCACCAAGATCGACCGGGCCTTGTACGTCGCCGTCTGCAAGGACGATGACCGCATCTACACCGAGCGCGTCCGGTATGACGTTAGCCACGCCGAAAAGGCCATGGCACGGGGGCACCGCATCACCACCGACGACCGCATTCCGCCGCCTTGCTCTACAGACCCGAGCTGGTATCAGTGCAAGTTTTGCGCGGGGCATGAGTTCTGCCATGCGACGAACCGAACCAAGGAGGTGAACTGCCGCACTTGCGCCCTGTCCACCGCCGAGGCAGATGGAAAGTGGACTTGCACCCGCTGGGGCGGCGCGGTTATCCCGTCCGAGACTCAGTATGAAGGCTGCGACAGCCACGTCCTGCACCCTGATTTGGTGCCCTGGAAGCTGATCCCCGGCGAGGCCGACAACGAAGCGGTCTACGAGATCATGGGCCACCATGTCCGCAATGGAGAGGCCGACGCTAATGTCTTTTCGTCCAAGGAAATCCTGGCGAACCCGGAAGCCTGCGCCACCAAGGACAACCTTGTGATGAAGGTGCGGAGCCAACTCGGCGGGAGGATTCAAGGATGAAGCTCCGTGACTACCAACAGCGCACCATCGACCAGCTTTATGATTGGTTTGCCAGAGGCAATAGGGGAAACCCCTGCTTGGTGCTTCCCACCGGCGCGGGCAAGAGCGTCATCATCGCTGCGCTTTGCCGGGATGCCCTTCAGCAATGGCCCGAGACGCGGGTGTTGATGCTGACCCACGTCAAGGAACTGATCGAGCAGAACTACGCCCGCATGCTCGCTGTTTGGACGAATGCCCCCATCGGCATCTACTCGGCCAGCATCGGACGGAAGCAAGCGGGCGAGCCAATTACATTCGCTGGCATTCAATCCGTTCGCACCAAGGCGTCTGAGATCGGTCACGTCGATCTGGTGATCGTTGACGAGTGCCATACGATTAGCCACAAGGACGAAGGCGGGTATCGAACTCTCATCAATGCCTTGACCGAAATCAATCCGCACCTTCGCGTGGTGGGGCTGACGGCAACACCCTGGCGCTTAGGGCATGGGCGCATTTGCGATGGGAGTGCCCTTTTCTCCGATCTGATAGAGCCGGTCAGCATCGAGGAACTACTTTATCTCAAACATCTTGCCACGCTCCATAGCAAGAAGACGGACTACAAGCTATCCACGGCGGGCGTCCACAAGCGCGGCGGGGAGTTCATCGAGAGCGAATTGCAAGACGCTATGGACACCCACTTGAATAACCACGAGACGGTGGCCGAGATCATCCGGCGGGCGGGTGATCGCAAGGCATGGCTGGTGTTCTGCACTGGCGTGAAGCATTCGGAACATATCGCCGAGGAGCTAACAGCCAATGGCATTCCGGCGGCCTGCATCACGGGCGGGACGCCAAAGGCAGAACGTGCGCGGCTGCTTGACGAGTTCAAGGCAGGGCGCATCAGGGCCATGACCAATGCCAACGTCCTCACCACCGGCTTCGATTATCCCGATATAGACCTGATTGCCTTCCTTCGGCCTACCATGTCGCCTAGCCTTTACGTCCAGATGGCGGGGCGCGGGTTGCGCCCAAAGAGCCACACCGATCATTGCCTGGTGCTTGATTTCGCCGGGAACGTCGAAACGCATGGGCCGATCACCAATGTCCGCGAGCCTAAGAAGCCTGGAGAGAAGCAGGGCGAGCCACCGCTTAAGGTCTGCCCGGAGTGCCAGGAACTGGTTGCCATTGCCGCCCGCAATTGCCCTGCCTGCGGCTATGAGTTCCCCGCCCCGGCGGAGAAGGTCTACAAGCTGTCGGACGCCGATATCATGCGGGACGAGCCGACCGGGAAGACAATGGACGTGACAAGCTGGAAATTCAGCCCGCACACGTCCTACACGTCGGGAAAGGATATGATTAGGATCACATATTACGGAGCACTTTCGGACAAGCCGATCCACGAATATATGGCGATCTTCCACGAAGGCTATGCCGGGGAGAAGGCCGCCAGGACGCTCACAAGCATCTGCAATAACGCCGGTATCGAACGCGATTCGGAAGACTGGCGTGGGTGGTGCGATTACGCGACGGCTAAAGGAACGCCACCATCAAGTATCGCCTACACCATAGACGGCAAGTTCGCCAAGGTTACGAAAAGGATATGGGAATGATAACTAAGCCAAAGGTTCTGGAAGACTGGGAAAAGGCCAATCCTCCCCGTGTTTGCTTTAACTGCGACTTCAACGTGAACCACAAATGTACGCAGTTCGACGCTATTCCGCCCGATGATTTCCAACAGACACCAGGAGCATGTGACCGATGGGAACTGACAATTCCGTTCTGAGCGAACATATGGAGCAGGCGCTTTTCGTGCAGTGGTTCCGACGCACCTTCCCCGATGTCCGTATCTTCGCCATCCCCAACGGAGGGAGCCGATCACGCAGCCAGGGCGCGAGGCTAAAGGTAGAAGGCGTCTCTGCTGGCGTCCCCGATCTCTTCATCCCGCAAGGAACCGTCTGGGTTGAGATGAAGTGTGTCAAGGGTTCAACCGTTCAACCCTTTCAAAAAGACTGGCACGCCTATCTGCGGGGCATCGGTCAGACGGTAATCGTGGGGTACGGTTTCGAGGATGCGAAAGCAAAAATTCTTGCTCTGGGGTATTGCAATAACTAATCCGATATGGCTTAATTCTCTTGTCGGAACCAACCGATGCGGCGTCCTCCCCGTCGCGGCCCTGGCGAAAGCCGGGGCCAAAGGGGAGGCCAAAGAGGAGAGAGAATATGAGCCTTCACCCCCTGTTCGCAGGCATTCTGGCAAGCGCCGGGATGCCCCAGGCCGATACCCGCGAGGCGCTGCTGCGCGATCTGAAGGAATACCTCTACATCGCGGGCAACCAGCTTTGCGACGACTGCCACGACGTGTTGAGCCATCAGGCCAGCAGCCTGATCCGCCGCATCAACGCCGCGCTCAACGAGGAGATGTGAGATGACAAACATCATCGACATTTCCTATTCCTGGGAAATCAACGGGGCCTGCGTGGCGGAACTCGAAGCCAGGGTGTATTACGACTACAGCCCCGGCACCTCTGACTACTTCGACCGCTCCTATGGCAACTGGCTGCCGGGTGATCCGCCCGAGATCGAGGTGGAGAACGTGGAGCTGATCGAGCTTGGCTTCAACATCAAGCAGCCTCGCTTGGTCCCCTGCCCCGACTTCCTGGCCGATCTGATCGCCGACTACGCCGTCACCAAGTGCGGTGATGCCATGGTCGAGAACGCCAACGAGGCGGCCTATGACCGCCAGCATGGAGGATACTGAAATGGCGTTGAGCCAGAACATGATCCTGTGGGTGTCTGAGCGCGTCGAAGAGGCTCGCCGCATCCTGCGGGATGACCGCAGCACAGAATCGCAACGCACTGTCGCCCGGTTCGTCCTGGCGCAATGGAAGGTGATCTAAATCATGAAGAAACGTCAGCGCCTCCTTCGCGCCATTGAGCGCCAGCTCCGCCGCCCCGACATTGCCCAGCATTGGCGCGTGGCTCTGGTCCTGAAGAAACTCTCTCTGATGGGGTACGGCCATGTGTAAGTACCTCAACGAAATCTTCTTCGTCGCCTTCATCGTCCTCCTTTGCTCTGCGGTGTAATCATGACTGTGGAAGAATATCTCGCCAATGGCGGCTCCATCACCAAGTGCCCGACCCTCGTTGCCGATGGCGTAAAATTCTGGTCGCCGTGCAGCCAGCCAAAGCTGGGCGAGGAGCGCCCGCTTCAGGTCGTGGACTTCAAGGCTGGTGTGAGCGCCATCTTCAATCGCAAGGGCTTCCCCGAGCGTAAGGCCAATAGGCACTCGTTCCAGCCTGGGCAGCCTGCCACAAAGACTTCCTTCAAGCCGGGTGTCCGTAGCCGTGGCGCGGAAATCCAGGCTGCGCGGGGAGCCGCCCGCCTTGAGCGCCTGAGTGCCGAATATGCTGGCGGCAAGACCATCGAGGACATGGCCCGCGACGAGGGCTGCCGGGTGACGCGCATCCGCGAACTGCTGCGGAAGGCGGGTGTCCTGTGAAGGCGGTCTCAATGCCAAGGGGCAGGACGCCCACCGGCCTGCTGATCGCCCGCCTGATCCTGGCTGCGGCGTTCGCAACGGCCTTCATCGGTATCAATACTTACGTGATCGTGAGGCTGATGAAATGACCTACGCCGAAGCATTCCAGCGAGCCGTCGAGGCCAACCGCGAGACGCGCCGCACCGTGTACGTCATCAAGTATCTGGTTGACGACTGCTACACCCCGTCGTGGTCGCCGTCCTACCCCAGCGCCGTTCTCATCGGCGAAGTGAGAAGGATGACGCCCAGATGACCGACTTCAATGTGTGCCTCGTGGAATCCGGCGACTGCCCCAAGACCGCGATCTGCTGGAACCACTTCAGCCACCATCTCGACTGCTGCCACATCGGCTACAGGACCGTCCCGGTCGGTGATAGCTGCGTGATCTTCGAGCCTTTTCCCGAGCAGGACGGGTGGCAGACCGTCTACGCGAGCCAGGGGGCGCTGTCATGACCTACATCCTGGCCTTCATGATGTGCCTGTCCTCGCCCGACGGCGAGTGCCGGTGGATGAGCATGGAACTCCCCGACCTCCGCACTTGTGCCGCCATGAAGCGGCTGGTGATTCAGGAAGCGTGGGACGAGGGTTTCAAGGTGATGGCGGTCTGCACCCCCATTGCACAACAGACAAGCGGGGCCGATGCCTCACCGAACTTCCCCCGGTGACGCTCCCCTCCCCGCTGCCCCCGGTTCCTTGGCCGGGCCGGGGGCGACCACTCTTGTTAGACGGATGTTAGACGGAGAATAAAATGGGCGAAGTGATCCATCTGATTAACACGGTTATCGGCCACAACATTCAGTGCAGGATGCGCGAACAGCGCCTCACCCTGACCGAATTGGCCCGCCGCTCGAACATGCGCAAGGGCCAGCTTTCCGAGATCGCCAACGGCAAGAACAGCCACCCGTCCGTCTGGACGATGGCGAAGATTGCGTCCGGCCTTGGATGCGCGGTGGACGACCTCATTACGGTCGGGTCGTGGGATGACTGACCGCCCCGCCCGCTGGCCCGACACCCCCGACATTGTTACCCGCCTCCGCTCTCGCCGCGAGGCATGGACGTGCATTCGGGAGGAAGCGGCCAGCGAGATTGAGAAGCTGCGGAAAGAGAACGACGCCATGAGGGCCGTCACCGAAGCCGCAGTCCTCTATTGCACCAGCGGACAAGACCGTGGCGGCGAGAAGCTGCTGGATGCGGTCAAGAATTATAGGGAGATGCTGAAATGATTGACGACAAGATTAAGCTGACCAGTGTCATCGGCGCGAATATCTGCCGCAAGCTACAAGCTCAAGGTCTGCGACAGAAGGATATCGTGAGCCGCACAGGTATGTGCAAAAGCCACCTGTCCGAAATCATCAACGGCCACAACCGCCATCCGTCTGTCTGGACCGTACAGCGTATCGCCGACGCTCTTGGGTGCCGAGTTGATGACCTTCTAAATGTAAAGGTGCGGGCATGATCGACTTTGCCCAGCCCGTGGAAACCACAGAGACGCCGCCGCGCCGTGTGCGGGTGCTGTTCGATAAGGATGGCTCTGCCGCTGCTGTGCATGTCGGCGAATACATCCTGTCTTTGGGATCGCCGCACCTCCCGGCCCTCCGCAACGTCGCGCCGCCCAAGCCCGAGCCGGTGCTGCGGGAGGCGTGGGTGAATTGCTACGCCCCGGACAACATCATCGGGCACGCCACAAGGGAGGAGGCCGACAGAAAGGGTCGCCCCGAGGCTCGTGAGGCGTGTCTTAGGGTCGCATGGATGTCCGACGGCAGCCCGGTGCCGGGGGAGATCGCAAGGGATACCGGGTTATGGGAAAGCACACTGGCAGAAAATGAGCGCCTGACCTCCGAGCGCGACAAGTGGAAGCATGACGCCGAGAAGGCGGAGGCCGACCTGGGAAACCTGTTGGCGATCATGCTCGGTGATGGGGGTCACTATCAGCAGGAGTGCGGGACTGATTCTGCGCTCAAAGAAGCCGCCGAGCTTTGGTATGCGTACATATCTTTGGCTGATAATTTAAAGACCGACCTCGCCGCCGCACGGGCCGCGCTGCGTTCGGTAGGTGCCGCGAGCGTTTACGTCTATGCGGCATGGATTGAATCCTACCCCGAACACGCCCCCGCCATCGCAGCGGCACGTGGTGAGAGGGAGGTGAGTGATGCTTGAATCTGCACTACGCGCCGCAATCTATGCATGGATCAGATGCGACGCCAACATGGCGACCAAGATGACGATCAGCCCAGAGCTTGTGGCTGCGCTTGTCAACCGCATCATGAAGGTTCTGCCTCCGCCTAATCATCCGGACCTGC